TGAGCACCACCTGCTCCTGATTTATTGATTGTTACTGTTGCCATTAGGGCCTCCTGAGTTTGTTAAAAGGCTTCTCGCCATTGCTATAATATCGGTATATTCTGGATGTGCAGGTATTTCAGCACCCTCTTTAGTTGCTTTAATTGCAATATCTGCCCATTCTTGAAAGTGCTTGTCAATTGCAACAGCTAGTTGTTTTGCATTATCATCAAACGTATTCTTTGTTTGAGCAGATGTATATTTTACATTAGCTTCTGATAGCGCAATATCTGCCTCTGCTTTACGTTGCTCAGCCTGTTGCTTTGCTTGTGCTGCTTGAGATTGCTGTTGAATTGCTTGGCCAGCCTTTTCTTTAAACTGATCGGTAGTATAATCTTCGAGAAAATCATTACTATCTAGATCCATAGCTTCAATAAGCTTAGTAGCTAACACTGCAGGGGCTGAAGGCTTTACCACCATACCAGCACCTTGCTGATTAAGTGCAGGTAAAATTTCAGCACCTACTTTAGATAGCTTTGCAATTTTTGAGCTATTAGAGTTTTCCCCAATATCTAAGAAAACTTCTACTTCCATTTTTGAAGGTAGCGCATCAATATTAACAGTTTCAATAAGACCGTTCATATTATAAGGTATGTTACCCTTCATTGAAGTTTTAATTGTATGATACACACCTTCAATCAATCGTTTAAATCCGGTTTCAGCAAATCGTCTTGCAATATGCTGAATTCGTTTTTGTGCTGCTGATTGAACAGCGCTAAGCTTTTGTTCAGAGTTTCCTGATACATATAGTGTATCATTAAGTCCTTGAGCGGCCTTAGACATACCTGTAGCTTGTTCTTTAATAAGCTGCAAGTGCTCAAGCAAAGGTACTGTACCTGTAGAAATAGATTCAGGAGGCAGCTGTTGTACTGCACCTACTGGACTACCGTTAGTTGGAATAATCTGCTTTGGCTTCATGTTTTGAAGTGCAGAAAAATCTACCACGTTTGGATCAGCCAGCTTAGGCGAGTAGTTAGTCAAATATGTATTCTCTACAAAACCTCTAAGAATAGCAGTTGATGCTAGCGTAGAGCTACGTGTAAAGTCTGCCATTGATAAACCAAAGAATTCATGTGGTATATCAATTGGTACAATGTCAGCTAGTGGTACCATATCACAATCTTCTTCATAAAGGATATGTGTACCCGCAGTAATAATATGCTTTAGCTCAGCAATACCATCACCATCTCGGTCTACTCTAATCCAACACTCAGTAACCGTAACTTCACGGTTTGCTTCTAATGGTGTTTCACTTACAGAGTTTGAGCCTTGGTAATATTCTTGTCCTGTAATTTCTTTACGGGCTGCTACATCTTGCGCATAATCCAAGGACCCTGTCCATGCGGCTGCATCAGATAGTGCATCCCAATCCTCAACAGCATCTGCCATATCAGGATAGTACTTACGAATTTCAGAACGAGTCATACTATTTTGGATACCAACAAATGAAGCGTCTTCAATTGTAGTAGCATCTCTTGAAATACGAAAGTTTTCTGGTGGAACTAACTCAAGTTTAATTTTAGATTGATTAATTTCTTGACGAACTCGTACATTAACATATACTAGTTCAACCTCTGGTCCTAGATTATCTGATGGTGACATTGCACGGTTTTCAAATTCTAGATCACCAACAATTTCTAAACTATCATCAGAAAGTATTTCATCAAGTTTAGTCTGACTAATCTCTTCATATTCTTGAAATACATAATCATAGTCTTCAATATAGCCCCAGCGAATTACTGCATTCTTCCATAGAAGCGCAGACTTCATCCATTGCTCAAGTATTTCCCAACCATTGTTTTGTTTAAATAAGGTATAATTAATAAGCATCGCGGCATCTTTAGCGCCTTGAAAAGCGCCAGGCGTATCGTTCCATGGTAGGAAGCGGGCAATGCGCTGATTACTTAAAAACAAATCACACAAAACAGCTGTGTATGCTTCTATTACTTCTGTTGTAGAGGTATCAACAATAGTCGATACACCTTGTGGTGACAAGTGTGCAACAGGCAAACCTGCATATTCATAAGTAGCTTTAAGACGTTCGCGTGCTAAGTCTGACGAGTTAAGCCAATCACCTGTAGAGTTTTGTACTCCGCTTTCAACTAGACTAACTAATTGCTCATCTGTAACCGCTTCTTTATAACCGTAGGCTGACATTAATATTTACCTCCGGTATTAGAATAAATTGGTTTTGATTTTTCTAAATCTTTAACTGTATATTTACCGGGCTTTGAAAGTTCTTTCTGCGGTTTCTTTGCAGGTTTTAACTTTTGATCGGCTTGAATAAATCTAGACATGTACCGCTCCTGGGTTTATCTATCTGTGTCTTTTAATTTTGCTTGCAATCTTTTTAGGTTGCTTGCTATGTTGTTTTCCCGCTCTAATACTTTTTCTCTTAGCCCGAGTAGTAGCGGCGTGTTCAGCTGGCGAGAGACGTCCCACAGCTGAAGCCGGCATATAACGCTCTCCAGTTGCCAGCGGACCTTGCGTTGAAGGTTTACCACTTCGAGTCCGCCACTTCTGAGAAGTCCATTTGCTGAGGCTCTTTTGCGACGGTTTCTTTGCCATTAGTCGCGGTAGCCTCCACCCTTTGCTTTATATTGTTTAGCAAGCATTTGAGCTTTACGAGCCGACCATTGGCCCGGTCGACCGCCTTTATTACTAGCTTTAATCCGGTTAAACAGGTTTTTCCGCATTGTTGGTTTCGTATAATTTCCTGCTGCATTAACTGCCATTTTGTCATCTCCCTACCACTTTACTTTATGTGACCAGTACTTTGCAGACAGTGGTCCAGGATTAGCACCTTGCGCATTATGTCGTGCATAATAAGATTTTTTTCTTGCTTTATCTTTTGCAGACTTTGGATTTTTACCTGCGCCCTTTACACCTTGCTGTCCAAAGCGGATTAGCTTTTCTTTTCCGCCTGACCTTGCAAGGACCGCATGCGATTTTGTTTTATGTCCGGGTGTGCGTTTTGGTTTATTGTATCCGGAGAAACGCTCTCCTGCTTTTTCGATTGCCATTTTGTTTCTCCATTATTATACCAAAAGCTATTAACCCACACTACAGGGCTTTTGTATTCTTTTCGCCTTCGTCTTTTCTTTGGCTTAGTATAAGGTATATATGTCATTATTTTTTAAGGGTTGCAAGTATTGCCTTTAATTTTTCAAGTTCAATTTCTAAATCATGAACACGAATAACAGTATCTTGCACAGATTTGGGTGGCTCAAACTCATCAATCCAGTTGTCGTTTTCTTCAACTTCTTGCATAGTTAATTCAAGATTGTGTTCAAGAAAACTAATTCGTTCAGTCAAACCGAAATAAACCCATACACTAACTGCTGTAAAAGCAATCATACTAATTAAGTTACGTAAAGGTATTGTTACTTCACTTCCTTCATTTATTTTAGTTGCCATTGCTTTTCTCATGTAGCTGCCCCATTAATTAGCTTACACTTATATTCAACAGTGGTCCAACTTCCATCTTGTGGTAGTTCTTCATGTAATACTTTAAAGCTAATACATTCTTGTTGTTTTTCAAACCACTGTATATCTTGTTTAACGCAAGTGGTTTCCATACATGCTGTTAGTAATAATGCCCATATCATTTGTGTTCATGCCCCATCCATATTCCGAAAACGCCTGTCATAACACCCATAACCACAGAGACAAAGGCTGACTGAGCACCAGTCGGATCTGGTAAAGCCATAAACCATTCGGCACATCGCCAAGACATAAGCGTAGACATAAGCATCATAAAGCGAGGCAGTATCTTCCATTTTAAAAATGTTTCGACTGACATGGGGCTCTCCATAAAGTAAGTGGCGGATTTATCCCTTACCTCCGCCGGGGTAATGAGGACACGGGAACTTTAAAGCCACTGCGTATTTTCCTGCTCAGTAGAAAATTTCTGAGACCAAGGTACTTTATTTACAGTTAGCTTATCATAGTGTGTTCGTAATGTTTCCAGGGCAATTGCTACAGCCATTACAGTATCATCATGACACCCAGGTGCAGCTTCAGTCTTTCCTGAATCAGTACTAATATAATCTTTTAATTCTTGTATCATTATCTTTGAAGCAATCCATATGTCATCGTTTTCAACGGCATTCTTTAGATTACCAATAATGTGCGGCTTAGTTACCTGAGTTGTCCTAAACCCTGGAACTTGTCCTTCTTCCTTCGAGATTGAAGATATTTTTGTTTGCTTATATAGATTAATATAATTCATCTGAGTTAATCGAGATAGCGTGGCGACGCCCATGGAATTACTTTCAACAGTAAGTAGCGCATTATTATAGTACCTGCCTAGATAAAACAAAAGATCACCAAACTTACTTGGATCTAAGTGATTATCTCGAAACAAAGCAATTACTCTTCTCTCTGTATCTAAGACTACTGCTGTTGAATAATCTTGGCCTACCCCAAGTGCAACATCTGCAGCAACAATAAAGTTACTATTCCAATCAGGATAACTCCATATATGTAGTTTACCTTCATTAGAAGGTTCCCATGATGCAGACTGAAAGTCAAAGTTCATCTTCTTTTCTGGTTCTACAGGCATTAGCTTAGCTGTCTTCTCTGGATCAAACACAGAAGAGCCTGCAGTAATAAAGGCTTCATCGGGAGACGCTGGGTATTCCTGGCGGAATTTTAATTCCCCACCTTCAGCAATCTTCAACCGACGCCAGTAAAGCTGTCCATCGTTTAGGTCATACTGCTCTACTAGTAGATCTTCTTCTGAAGATCGTTCGAAGCCCTCCGGCGGTTCTCTCCAGTATTCAGGAGTTGAGAACCATGGAAGAAACAAAGGAAGATAATCGTTCTCTCCATCTAATGCACCTTTCCACAACCTATAGAATTCCCCTTTAGCTCCATTAGCTGTAGACTCAATAATGACTTCCGTACCCGGTGCTTCTGAGATACCCTGAAACAAACCAGCGAGAATCTTCTCATCATGCGTCCAGAATGCGACCTCGGAGAGATGAGCAATTGTTGGG